TTCATCTTCGATCCCTGAAGGAACAGGTTCATCCACTGAATGGTCTTCTGTCCCTTGAACTCGTCCATGACTACTAGGTCGTAGTCGTCCGAATAAAGGTCGTAAAAGTCTTCCGTTATTGGTATATGGTACACGGATAACGATCTCTCCAACCACTCTATTAACGAGGTCTTCCCAAGGTTCCTCTTCCCGGTAATAAAAAGCTGAGGGGCCTTGAATTTCCTGGGTTGGCGAATATTCAAGCATAGCCACTCCGCAATCTGCTTATTGGCGTCAGTAAGCTTCGAGAAATCAGGGGCTACCCAGGCTTCCTTACTTTTCTTATTGCGGCTGCATTGAACCCAGGTCTCATAATCTTCCAGCTTCCGCTTATTCAGCATAACATATCCAGGCTCCATCTGATTAATCTCTTCCAGAGATTTCCCATCCATTATCATCTTTGCGATCTCACCAGATTTGGGATTTTTCTTTTTCGTAATGGCTTCAACATCAACACCCTTTGCTAGGAACTTTCCATCCTTGGTTACATACGTAACCCAATTGCGGATGTGCCTCGTTACTTCGTAACTTCCGTGTTGGCCTGCAACAAAGTCCCAGCAGTCGGGAGAACAGAAAGTCTTCTTCTCTTTAAATTGAACGAAGGCATGTAGGTGGGGTGTTCCGTCCTTGTGGAGTTCTTCCGATACCACGTAACCGACAATATCCTTTCCAAACTGGGCTTCAATGTTGGCGGCGGCTGCTTCTTTGCTGGTGGTGCACTTAGCGTAAGTGAGAGTGTAATTCTTTCCTTGCATACGAAAGCGCTTAGGCTTATCAGGCTTAGCAGCACCAGCATGCGGAGAAACATCTTTCTCCTCTTCAAGCACACAAGGTGAGCTTGGTTGGCTAGGATGATCCTCTGCTGCGTCTTGTTCATCCTCCGAGTTGTAGGTCTGATGGCTAGTAGGGAATGTGTCCATTATTGTGTGCGTGTCTCCAAGTCTCCAGGGGGCTCTAGTAATATTAAGGAGCCCCCGGAGACCGCACGCTTTTATTCCCGCACACGTAAGATATTTTTCCCCGTATGACAGTTAGTCAATGTCACTTTTGAATTTTTGAATTCTATTTTTATTTTTAGAATGGCGGCACCCGGCACCCAGAAGGCACGAGCTGACAGGTCCGAGAACAGTGTGGTTTTTTAATAAATATCCGATGTGAGTGTGGTAACGTGTGTTGCGACACCGCTTAGTTAAGTACGCACGTGGCAGTCGCTGCTACCCACTGCGTGGGTGCAGTAGCTTGGTGTACGTGCTTTCGTCCGAGTAGATGAAGTGGATTTTTCTGTGAATAATTTCCGTGAATTAGGTGAAGCGGATATATAAGTGATGTGATTGGTCAGTGTGTGTGTTAAAAATGCAAGAACCGTCAGTACCCAAAACTCCAAAGAAGAGAGCTCCAGTAAAGAAACAATCTTCGATATGTTACGAGGGTACGGCGTACGGAAGTCAAGAAAAGCCAACACTAGAAAGCTTGCACAGGCACGTATCGCTGTTGCAAGAGCAGGTCAAGTTCTTAGAGCAAGGACAGCAGGCTCTCTTGGACCTTTGGGACCAGGAGCAACAAGAGGATTTTACGGACTGTGGCAGTCAAGAGGAAGAAATGAGTTAAAGGTTTTAGATACCTCCGTCAATACAAATCCCGTGAGTACAACAACTGGAACTATAACTCTCTTGAACGGTGTGGCCACTGGAACCGATTATGTAAACAGAATAGGAAGAAAAATTATAATGAAATCCCTTCTCTTCAGATTAGTAGTAAACCCAATTCCCTCCGGTTCAGTCAACGGTACCTTCGGTGATATTCTGAGATACATCATAGTTTTGGATATGCAACCAAATGGTGTTACTTTCAGTGGCTCAGACCTACTGCTAAACACAGGCGACGTGACAGCTCCACTAAATCTGAACAACAGAGACCGTTTCAAAGTCATAGCTGACAAGATGTTCAAAATGCCATCCTTCGTTACAACAACAGGCAGCTTAACAGCGGGATCTCCTGCTCCCGTATGCTACAAAATCTACAAGAAGATGAGCCAAGAGGTCATCTTCAACGCAACAGGATCAACCATAGGTTCCATACAAACAGGCGCTCTATTCTGCTTCCAAGTCTGCTCAACAGGTGTTATAGAATCAACTTTCACTTCAAGAGTACGATTTATTGACGGTTAATTTTGTAAATAAAAATCTATAAAACTATCAATTTCTACTTCTTCGACTCTAGCTTGGAGGGTTTCCAACCTTCCATCTTCTCTTGCTTTCGGATAACAATCTCCCAAGGTATAGTTGCTTAAGATAATCACAGGGAGGTTCTTCTGCTTCAACATCTGGGCTCCCTTCTTCCTGATATTCATCTTCGATCCCTGAAGGAACAGGTTCATCCACTGAATGGTCTTCTGTCCCTTGAACTCGTCCATGACTACTAGGTCGTAGTCGTCCGAATAAAGGTCGTAAAAGTCTTCCGTTATTG